CTATATCAAATAGTGCCAAATCCCATGTATTTGAATCTGGATATGTAGTGTCGTAAGATCCACTTTCGAGAGCATGATCATAAACTCTTGCTAATCCAATTTCTTTACCAGGAGCAGTGACTGCTGAAGAACCAACTCTTTCATCTCTTAAAGAAATTGTGTATGATGTAGATAAACCAATTTTTGGTGCTCCATACACTCTATTAAGTGATAGAGTTGGACCTGTTAGATAAGCAAGTGATTGATTTTTAAACTCTTTTGTATCTCTTGGTTTTCTATAATCTAATACAACTGATGATGGAATATTTACTTCATAACCTTTAATATATGCTTTTCCTGTTGAAATTTTATATACACCTAAATCACTTCTTGGTGTTAGACCAGAAAATGTTGTCTCGTCCCCATCAATAACAGAATATAGTCCGTTATTTCCTCTAAAATCATTTAAAGATTCTCTGGATTCTATTGTAAATGGTTTAACGTAATAATTTCCACTTTCCTCGTAGGTTCTCCTTGCAATTTCATCATCAGTAAAATTCTTTTTCTCTAATTTTGAATTAATGATGATTCCATCTACTACTTTTGCAAGTTCTACGTAGGATAATGGTGTTTCAGGAACATCATCTTGATTTTCAAATTCTTCTTCATTTAAAATTGCTGTTAAAACCGCATCGATTTTAAATCTGTCAGCACCAGGAGCAGCATAATTAAAATAACCCTGAGAATTATCATAGAGAGATTCATCAGTGTATGGGTCTACAACACTTTCTACTACATTAAGACCAAGACTGAAATTTGGAATCGCATTATTTTGAGTAACAATTATAGTTTGTTCTTTTACTTCTACAAAATATCCTCTGAGATAAAATACACCCTCAGTAATTTTTGCTACACAACCTTTTAGATTATTATTAAATATTTTTCCTACAGTGTCTCCACCAACAAATGATGTTATCTGAGCATCTGTTAAGAAGAAAGATTCTTCTACTGAAATATTTTCTGTAGGTGAAAATACATTGTTAATTCTATTGGATCCTCTGGATACGTTTGAATAGAAAAGAGTGTATCCATCTTCACTTACTACTTCAATTCTTGCCCTAACACCACTTTCTTCACCAACTACTACTTTACCAACTAAGGAACTAGTATATTGAGAGACATCAATACCATTAAAAGTTTTTTCCAAAACAATGGTAGAGTGATCTGGAATTACATTTAATGTTCCAGGTATTACTACAGAACCATCTTTAAATACATGGTTACCAAAACTTTCAATCTGATTTTGAACTATTGATTGTAATGTTGTTAATTCTCTAGCTTGAACTGCTTGGCCAGGTTTGAATAGTACTTTATGAAAAGATTTTGACTTATCAAAATCATCAAAATATGGAAAAGAATTTAAATTGGTAAGTTGTGGCATAATTCTTAAAACTGCAATACGATTTTGATGTCTTCTCTTTGATTTACTGACCTAGTAATTGAAGGTCTATTATCAACATAAATCAAATCTCCAGAATATTTTTCAACTTCTGGAGGAGCAACTCCATTGTCAAATGTTTGCCCAAGATAATATTTTAAGTTATTTATGATGAATGTAGTACCATCAAATGACGAATCAATTTTTAAATTTTTATTAGATCCAATGATATTTAATGATCCACCAGATCCAATATTTGAGGAAAATTGATATACTTTATTTCCATATATTCCTTCAGCAGCAGTTTGTTCTAGTGATGTGTCATATCCATATAATGTTCTATCTTGCCAATACTTTAAAATACCAGTATTTTTATCATAAGAGATAACTCTTCCAACTGCTGTAACCCCTGTAGAAACTGTTTGAGTAACAGTTCCATTTGCGGGAAAATCTGCATTTATATAATCATTGTAGTCATTCGTTCCGATTAACTTTAGTGCATATAGGGCACTAACCTGACTTGCTTGGAGTACTTCATCAGAATCAATAGCTAATGGATTTTTTATAACTCCAATTCTAGAAATTTTATTACCAGTAATAAAATCTGGATTTGTTGGAACGTTATCAACACGAGAATATAATAGTATTTTTGTAGTTCCAAGTTCTCTGTAAATATCTGCACCATGCCCACCTCTTGGTGGAATGATTACTTCAAATTCTGGAGCAGTAGTGTAGTTTTGAGGAAATCCTCCAGTGGTTAAATCAATTTTGGCAAAAGTATATCCAGACCCACCATTTGAAATGATAACAGAATCAACTTTAGATTGATTATTGATGATAATTGTTGCTTCTCCCCCAGTTCCATCACCAATGATAGAACATGTATAAACCTGATTTGCAGGTCCTACATCAACACCTCTAGAAACAATTTTCGCAACTTTTAATTGAGTGCTGTTCTCTGCATTCAGTCTTACTGATTGGTACTCACCTTTAGTTTCCCAGTCTGTTGGTACTGTTATGTAATTTAAAGAATCAAATTTTATAATATCAGCAGAGTCAATAGTATACAAATACTTCCAGATATATCCATCTCCACTTGTGCCAGCACTTCTTGGTTCTAGATCAACAAATGTTGGTTCATCTAGTGAGGGTCTTCCATTTGGGTTTTCTGGATCTGATCCATTTTGTAGACAAATATAAACTCTGAAATCCTTATTCATAACAAAATAATTAGCAGCATATAATGAAGTTGCTAATGATGGTTGAGAAAGATTATCTCTAGAAATATTATGTCGATACATGTCATAGGTAATACCTGATGACCAAGTAGTTTTTCTTACAGCAAATCTTATATCACTTGTTGCAATTTTTTTCAATCCAATGATGGTATCCCAAGTATGATTCTCATCATTTAAAGAATCTCTAGGTGCTAATGGAGCATCATCCCATGTTGCAGAATAATCTTCTGGATTAGTTAGTCCAACAAAACTATAGTAAGAATTTTCTCCTGAAGAAATTTCGTTAACGAAATTTCTTGCATTCAATATTCTAATTTGATCTGTTACAATTGCAGACATGACGTTTTTTTATCTATTTATAAGTGTGTGAGTAATTCTAGATTTTATGGGAATACAGGTCCCATTACAATAAAGTATACAGTGAAACATTCGACTGTTAGTGTGCTAGCACCGTTTACAAGACATTGAAAACCTACGTTAGTCATGGAGGTCTGTTTTGGCTGGAAAATTCTTACTGCGTTAGTATTACTAGAATTTCCCCAAGCACTACCAACAACAGTATATGCGTCACCAGCTCCAGCTATAGCTCTAACAAATGTTATAGTAAACTCACCTGTAGCATCTCTTGCAATGTTCTGAATGTTGAAAGAATCATAAACGCTCACGCTCGATGCAGAACCAGTGCCCCACCCTCTAAATTTAGCCCAAGCGTGTGCAGTAACTCCCGCATAAGTTGAACCATTAGTAGATGCTTGTACTCCATAATTATTTAATCCTGCATTAAAAGTACCAACACCACCAGTTCCCGCACTAGGTGATATTCCACCACTACCCTCGCATAATACGCTAGAAGCAGTTGCATTGTTTAGTTCAGGTGATGTAAGAGTTGGACTTGTTTCAAATACAACGCCTCCCATGCCAGTCCAGTCGTCTAACGCACTTTTAAGATTGCTAGCAGTAGGTGAATCTAAGAATGTGGCGGCATCAGCGTCAATTCCAGTAACGCCTGCGAGAGGAAGACCAGTAGCATCACTAAGATTAAATGCTGGAGTTGCATCGGAACCACCAAGACTTAATGAAACACCACCATAAGAAACTGATGAGTTAGCAAGAGCACTATTGGGAATACTACTCAATCTGGCATTTGGAACAGTTCCACTAGAAAGATCAGACGCATCAAGATTAGTTAAGTTTGCACCAGATGCTGTAGGTAAGGTAGCAGGGAATCTAGCATCAGGAATAGTTCCACTAGAAAGATCAGACGCATCAAGATTAGTTAAGTTTGCACCAGATGCTGCAGGTAAGGTAGCAGGGAATCTAGCATCAGGAATAGTACCACTGGAAAGATTACTAGCACTTGCACTACCACTGAAATTTGTTGCAGACAATGTACCAGTGGATGCATCGTAAGTTAGGGCACTAGCATCGGTTTTTGGTTGTTGATTTCCTGTTGCTGCTGTAGTAAATACGGGGAAACACGTGGTATCTGAAGATTCATCTGCAACTGTAATGTTGGCTGCATTAGTGGCATCAGTTGCAGATGCAGCACTTGTTGCAGTATCCGCATTACCTGTAACATCACCAACTAGATCTCCATCAAATGTTACCGCAGTTAATGTACCATCACTGGAATTAAATGATAAGTTAGATCCAGTTTTTGGTGCTTGATTTCCAGTTGCAGCAGTTACAAATACTGGGAAACATGTCGTATCTGCAGATTCATCTGTAACTGCAATATTGGTTGCATTAGTTGCTGTTCCAGAAAAAGATCCACTAAATGTTGTTGCAGTTACAATACCAGTACCCGTTACATTTAAATTTCCATCAATTTCTGTATCATCAAGATATGTATTACCATCAACATCAATTGAAGCATTAATGTCCAAATTGGATTGAAATGTTGATACTCCAGTAACATTCAGAGTAGTGAGTGTAGATACTCCACTAACTTTTAATGCTCCAGTAACATCAATATTTCCTGTTCCATTTATATCTCTATTGTTCAGATCTAAGTCACCACCAAGTTGTGGACTGGTATCATCGGTTAAATTTACCAGGTAAGTATTACCATCTACAGATCCATCTGCTTTTAAAAACTCTCCAGATGTTCCACCAAGTTTTTGGATGCCACCAGTTACACGAACACCTGTACTTGTAGTTTCGAATTTTTTGGAATTATCATAATAAAGTTCTACTGAATTATTTTCAGACATAACGGCATAAGTCTCTATGCCATCTGCCTTCATAAATCTAATATTAGGACCACCCCTAATGTATAAATCACCATCTCCTTGATCATCAATGTAACTATCAGTTCCATTATGATAGATTCCTAGATCATTACCTGTACCAAAATACAATCTAGCATTATCGTTGAATTTGGCATTATCATTAAATGTTGAAACACCAGAGGTTACAATAATACCTCCACTATCTACTCTAACTCCACTTCTAGCAGTTATAAATCCTACAGAATCAATGTTATTAACATCTTCATATGTTAATGTTCCAGCAATAGAAACATCACCATTAACGGTTAATCCAGTTGCAGTTATTAAACCAACAACTATGTTTGGATTCCCTTGAAATAATGTAGTGCCATCACCAAGAGCATTGTAAATGTCATCAAAATTGCTGTTAATTTTACGTCCAGCAAGAGAAAGTGAATCACCTGTCCCATCATTAGGTATTGTACCTGTTGATATTCCTTGAAATGACATTATATTCTACTTAGATAAGTCCGTATAGGTTATTTATATAATCACTCATCAAATAATGTATATGATTCTGTTTGTAATGGGAAAGTTCTCTTAACAACTGGTGAAGTTGTTATTCCAGTATATGCATTATAGTGATAAGAATCAAAAGATCTCGGTTCTTTTCTACTACTAGTTGTATCAAGAACTAATCTTCCCCAAGAAAAATCTCCATAGAATGATGGTGGAGTGTTATTATCATCAAACGTAGGAGCATCTTCACCTAGAGAATCTAAAGTACGAAGTGAACTATCAAATGTATCAAAAATATCTAATTCCTCAATAACTGCATTGCATAAAGTAGTAACAATAACAACTTCTGTTGATCCAATGCCTGCAACGGGTTGGATTACTCTTTCAATATCATATACTTGGAAAACATTATTAAATCCTTCTGTTGCTATACCAAGGACACTTCCATCATTATAAAGGGAAGTTACTCCTCCACCAACAGTTGTATTTGATGCAACAAAATAATGACCTGTCTCAATTCCACTAACACCTCCTGTAGCAAATCCAGTGGTGGTAACTCCAGTATTAACCAAGAAAGAATCTGTAGGTATATGGAATCCCATTTTCAGTGCGGTTGAAACTCCAACTACAGTAGTATTTGCAAGTGAAACAATAGTGCCAAAATCACCATCATATCTAACTTTTTCAATAAATTCTCTTACAAATCTAGGTCTTTCTATCAATACTGCAGGTTCCTCTGCAATACCATATCCACTTCCACCACTTGTAATAGTTATTGCTGTAATAGATCCATCAGTAATCGTGCAAGTCGCAGCTGCAGCAACTCCACTACCAGAAGTTGGAATTCCAATTGTTATTTCTGGTACAAATGTATAACCAGCACCAGCATTTACAATAGTAGCTGATGTAACTGTGCCTAGGGTAGATATTCCTACAGTTACAACTCCAACTTCACCTTGAATTTGATCTATAATTTCTATTCGACCAAGTTTTGCACTTTCAAGATTTTCATTTGCATTGTCAAAGAATGTTCTAGCATTTTCTACCCAAATAATAGTACTACCAACTCCTACACTTTGAATGATTCTAGTATTTGGGACGATATCTGGTTCATAAAGCTTCCTAGTCTTAGGAATCATTTCTCCATTGACAAATATATCTTCAGTCTGTATACATGCTAGTACTGGTCTCTCAATAGTTTCATCATTCAATCTTCCAATTCCAGTGTAAGAATTGGTTTGAATAGTATCGGCAGAAACAATAACTTCATCTTGTCTAAAATCTTGCTTCTGGTAATTAATATTGGAATTGATTTTTAATGTGTCACCCTCTTTAATTGGTTCTACAATATCAACATCTTCAAGGTCAATATTCTCAGTTCCTCTATAATATAGAATTTTTGAAGTATATCCTTTTGGTAGTGGTTCTGTAAATTCGATTGTACTACCACCCCTAATTGTATAGGATCTATAAGGAACTTGTAGAATATCATTGATAAAGACAAGTAGTGTTGATGGGACATCAATAATACTACCAGGTTTTGCTCCAATAAAAGTTCTTACTCCTTTATAGGTAAGTGGGAAAAGTTTTCTTTCTCCATTGAATCTTACATCAATAGGATCTAGTTGCTGTAAATCTCCTATTGTCCAAGCACTAAATTCATCACTATAAGTATTATCAATTGTTACTTGGAATTCATCAAATGATGTTACGAGTGGATCATTAGAAACACTACCACCAGTTACATATGAATGACTGATTGTAGATGGTCCTACATTTGTTACAAATTCAGTCGATGAAGTGATTGAATCAACATAGAATGAATATCTATCTGGACCATTTCCATCACCAGAAGATGGTGGGAAATATGCAGTTGATAGACCACCACCAGAATCGCACTCAAATACTAGTTGATTGAATGTGATTCCAATTCCTGCATATAGATTGTGGTTTGCTGAGGTAGTAACTGTAAGAACACCACTGATGTTATCATAGGTTGCACCAGAAACTGCAACTTGTGTGCTTGTTTCTGTAGGTATTCCAATTGTTCCACCAATCGCAATAGTTAGAATTTCACCAGCACCATATCCATATCCCGTATTGTTGAATTTGAAATCATCAATGCCAGTGTCTTTACTAACAACCAAATCAATTGATGCTTTTGTTCCAATTCCTTGAACAGAATCATTAGAATAAATTAGTGGAATGTTTGTATAACCTAGTGGGGCATCAAATATAACTTTGAATTTCTTCTCCACCTTACCACATCTTGAATAGAAGTGAGTAATAGTGGATGTTCCTACATTAACTTCAAATGTATTATTGTCTAAAATTTTCAGAACACGAGATCCACCATAAGCAAAATCTTGACCACTTTCTGAATTATTGTTCTTTCTTGGAACAATAATTGCTGATTGTACAGTTCCACCAGAATTGTAGAATGATTCTGCAGTTGATGGACCTACATTTACTACAAATTCTGTTGCACTATTAACTGCTAGAACTTTTGATCCGCAGTAATTTGGATCAGATTCTCTAGGATGGGTAAGTATTCCTACCCCACCATCATATGAGCATGTAAATGCGATACCAGATAAGACAACTGTACTATTTCTTCCAGTTGGTGATAAGTCATGATTAGATGCTGTAGTAACTGTCATCACACCAGTTACATTGTCATAGAGAGCATTTGTTATGTCAATTGGTGCGTAGTAATCGCAAGTAAATGCAATTCCAGAAAGAATAATACTTTCACCTGTCTCTAGTCCATGATCCTCACTCGTAGTAATTGTTGCAATTCCTGAAATGGAGTTATATCCAACATTAGAAATATCTTTGGGGACATAGAATATTTGATTATTTGTTACGGCAACACCTGTTACACGTCCATCAGAAATAGTTGCTATTCCAATAGGAGTGGTAGTTGTATTTGAGAAGGATTGAGTTCTAACATAAACATTGACCGTTTGAATACCAGATCTATATCCAGATCCATAATAACCTATATTGATTGATGTAATTGATCCAAGACCAGAAATAGTTGCTGTTCCACCAGCAGCCACTAAAGGTTGATATCCTTGACCACGAGTGGAACCAGCACTAACGATCACTCCACCAATTGGTAAACCAGAAGTATTGATATCTTCACCAGGAGTTAAAGTGGTTGGTTCAAAAACAATACTAGTTACTCCACCAGACTCTTCTAGTTTATAATTTCCAGAAATAGTAGATGGACCAGTTCTACTTGGTTGCTGGAAAATATCCTTAACTAAAATGATTGCGTTATTATCAGAAATTCCAGTAACATCAGAACCATTAACTTTTAAGTCAAATGAAGTTCTAATTCCAGTAAATCTGGTTGAAATGTCATCAAAAATGTAGTTTTTAGAATAAGTCTCTTCAGTACCATCTTCAATTCCAGACCTCATGAATGTTCTTCCGTGGAAGGATGAACTTGTAGTGATACCTGTAAAGTCTCTATCTGATGGATCTACATATGGAATTCCAAATTGATTTACATCTACAGAGAGTGGAACTTTTCCGTATGGTGGTGATGTAAAGTTAATTGAAGAACCAACGATCTTATAATCTCCAGAAAGTTTGTAAACTGTATCACCAGCACTATGAATACCCAACTCGGTTCCCAACCAAGGTCTTCTAACTCTCAATTTATCAAGAGATCCGATCCCAACATTCTCAATCAACATCACCTCATCATTAATTTGAATTACATCACTGGCAAAGAATGATGTAATTCCAACTGTATCAATTAAATCTTCTTGTAGTGGAACATGTGTAGATAGTGTTGTTGTAACTTCAGTTTTTATAATAGGTGACTGAAGCATATTATCAATTGTGAAAATTCCTTTCGCATTTTGATTAACTGCAGTAATAGTATGATCTGTTCCAAGACCAGCAGAACTAAATGCTATTGCTTCTGGATTGAACTTAAGTGCGTTTTCTGCACTAGATGCAAGTTTAATTTTGCCACCATCAACTCTAATTACATAAAGATCTTCTGGTAGTATATCTGTTGTTCCAATACCAACAATATTAGTGGTCACAATTCCAATAGGAGTGCTTCCCTCACCATAAGCATATTTCACTTGCTCACCTGTTACAAAGAAGTGACTTGGTAATATTAAAATATTTTCATCTACCGAAATACTAGTTCCTATTAAAGATGCATCAAAAGATTTTTGGAAAATTGGCTCACCTTTGTGCCTTAATTCAAAACTTCTCTTGATTTCATTTTGTGATCCAACATAATCACCAAATAATGTCGAAAATTCTCCATCATTAAAGGTTATTTTTGTTGTTGTAATCCCAGGATCAACCAGTTGTAAGGAATTTACAAAAATTCTTACTTGAACTTCTCTGTTTGGTAGAGGTTCATAGAAAATTTTAAGTTTACCAGAACTTAGTTCTGAACTAAAAGTACCAATTCCTGTTTCATCATAATCTTCATCACTAACAACTCTTCCAAATTCTGAAATATAAGTATTGGTTTCATCGTGTGTAGCAACCAGTTCAGAAAACTCTACAACTCCATTAGTCAAATCTTCAACACTAGCATAAATGTTGCATCCCTTATACTTACTTTCAAATTCTATAATTTCTGTAGTTGATGTTGCTGCCCCAACACTAGTAGTTGCATATGCAACTGCAGTAAGAGTCGTATTGTATGTACTTGTTCCAGTAGAAACCCTAGATGTGTTTGAAATAGAAACAATTGTTGAGGTTATCAAATAATCAGTAGATAATCCAATATTTGGTGGAACTATACTTAACTGAACTTCCCCTCCACTATAATCTACTTGATATGTTCCTATTCCTAGAGAAACATCTAGATCATAATTATCGGTAGCTAGTGTTGAAAATTCAGTTTCATATATGTTAGTTCCATCGTGGGTGACATTAAATTCATCATATTGATAGTAAGAGTTATCAGACTTCTCAATTGTAACCATAATCTTAGATGAAGTATATGAACTATCAATTCCAACGATCTTATATGCAGTATTTGTTCCCTGAGGGACATTTACTTGTTGAGTATCAATTTTGACAATATCTCCCAATAATTGAGAAGAAATTCCTACTAAAGCATCTGCACTTGTATAACTATATCCACTAAGATTAAAGTCACTATACTCATAATCAATTGGATAGAATAGTAATAGTCCAGTGGATTGGAAAACTCCAATATCAAAGTATCCATGTACACTAGCAGTTTCAACTCTTCCATATTGTGTCAAGAATCCAAAGAAATCATCATGGATAAAATTGACTATTATCATCTGCCTTTCACCAGGATATCTCTTATTGCTAGAGAATAGAACATACTTTTTAGATCTTATATCTCTTAAAGTAAATCTATCTACAACTGAGAATGAGGTTGCTCTTGGATTACTATTAAAATCACTACTTACATCATCAACTAGTAGAACTCTATTATTAACCGATGCTGTATAGTCTGAGAGAAGTGATGATTTAAATAGAACTTCATTTGATATAGCATTATCAATATTATTTTCTGTAACAAGATCAAAATCATAAACACAATTTAAATCATAGAAAGATGCAAAATTGGCAAGAGGAGAAACAACACTTTCAGTCTGTATAGAATTAATTTGCGAATCTACACCAGAATCTGACAGAATTTGTAGTTCACTAAATTTCTTCATACCACTTGGGTGGTTTAGTGATTCTATTGAATTCCCCCAAGTGCTAATTCCAACTGTAGATTTTAGTGAATATGAGAAATATTGATAGTAGTCACTATCATGAAGTCTCTGAGTTGGTTCATTTAAGAATCCTTTCTTTGTAAATTGAACAGACTCATTTTGCTTTACTGGTCCAATGTTGTAAGTTAAGCTAGTAATGCCAACAATTTCTGTTATAGAACCTGTTGTATTAGATGTCTTACCTAATAATGTGTCACCAACTTTAAAAAGTTCTGGATTATTTGTAAATACTTTGAGTAACTGACTTCTAACATCCCAAGAAACAACTTTATCACTAGTAGTCCCGTTTGAGACTATTTCATCCACAAAGAATAAATTGTCTTTTCTGTTAATTTTAAATGTTGGGAAGTATGATTCTGGAACTGCTCTTGCAGAAGTGGCCAAATCATTATACTCTCCAGGATTATTTTCATCAACAAATTCACTCATACTAAATGTAAATGATGGATTTGAATTTCCAAGATTTGGATTAGAAGTTTTTACTTCATATAGTTTCTTATAACCATATTGAGATGAATTGTATCCTTCATCGTTTTCTAGGTCTTTTGTACTTACACCCTCAAGTAAAAACTTAGATCCAACTCCAAATGGCCAGTCAGTTAATGTAGTAAAACCAACAACACTTAGAGTAACTGTTGCATCTTTTGTTAAACTATCATAAGTAATATTTGAAATTTTAAATCCATTTGAGTTATTAATTGGAATAATTTTCGAATCTACATCATACAAAGTTTTTGTATTTTTAACAATTTCAACTCTTACTCCATCGTCATAAACAAGTTTTAAATCCACATCAGTTCTTACCTTATTAGTAAATCCATCAATTAGAATTAAATCTGGAAGAATAGTGTAGTTCTTTCCAGAAGATAATACATCAACACTACCAATAGATTTTAAAGCTTCAACCTTAAAAATACTCGGAGAATATGCTCTTGGTCTTAAAGTAGTATCTGTTGGGAACTCAAAACCAATATTATCAATATCAATTAACTCTGCCTTTCCGATACTATTGGATTCTGGTAGAATTACAGCATCAGTTCCAATACCACTTTGAATTCTAGAAATTTGTGGTAATTTTAGTAGACCAGAACCTTGAGTTATAAATTTAACTTGATTGATTGGTCCAGAGGCAGTTGTTGAAATTGTAGAATATGTTAGTGATGCAATTCCAGAAGTGTAACTAGAAGCTTCTGGTTCTTCAAAGATTGAAAATTTAAATGATTTATTTTCTACATTTCTAATGCTATATGATCCAGAAACTTTACTATCTACAAAAGTAATTACATTGTTTACATCAGTATCTAAAGATATTGATGTAAATTGTGCAGGAATGTTGTCATCAACTAGAAGTTCTAGATTATAGTATAGTTCTTCTGGGAATTGATCATCATAAACTAATTTTACTTTTGCATCGATATTTGGTGTTCCAGTTCTTAAAACACTTAAGGATGATGTTTTCTTAGACGATACAAATTCATTTGTTAAATTTTTATCGTAGAAAAACTTAAGTTTAAATGCAAAATAATTGGTATTATTTCTTGAGTATGATAGTGATGAATCGGACAAATCAAACACTAAAGTTTGATTCTTAATTAATTTGAGTGGGGGATTTATTAGAACAAGTCTTCCGTATGATTGTGAGGTTATTGTTACTTTATCTTGGTTATTTAAGGAAAGGCTTATATTATTAGGATTGTTTACAATTACAAAGTATGCTTTATTTCCAACAAGTCCACCAGGAGCTGCTTGAGATTCAAGAATAACTTTCTGCCCAGAATATAATCCATGGTTGGAAATTGTGATTGAATTATCATTGGTGTTCACATCACCACTAACAAAGTCAAAGTATCCAACACCAAATTTAGAAGATTCTTCGTTATAGATTACCTTATAAGTTTTTTCGGTATTTGGTTTACAATCAAATGTTATTGAATCTCTTTCAATTAGACCATGATTATTTTCTGTGTTAACTGTTACTTCTGTCGTAGAAATAGATTTTCTTAGATTTGCATTATAATTAGTTTTGAGACTATGTTTTTCTCCAGTGCCCCAACTGGTAAATGTGAATAATGCTACATCAGTATTATCTAATCCATGACCAATACCAG